TAAATGATTAATCATACAATGTTCCAAAACGTAGCTATTGCTATTTCTGCATACGCTGACGAAATGTACACAAATGCCAAGAAGCTTAACAGCACTGGTATTGTTGGTACTGATGCCCGTATTGACCCAACAGGCGAGAGCTTCATTGGTCAAATGCGCTGGTACAAGCCCCTAGCAGCTAATATTAACGTTGCTAGCCTCTCTGTCGCCAATGCAGGTAACTACACTGATGTGTCTACTGAAATTGCTGACTATATTAAGACAGTTCGTACCTTCGGTTCTGAGCAAGTTAACCTACAACAAATCGTTTCACAACAAGACGGTCTCTCTAAAATTGCTCGTGACTTCTCTGAAGTTCGTAGCCAAGATGAGTCTGACGCTGTTGTTGCTACCCTCAAAGGCGTAGCTGCATACGAAGCATCTCGTGGTGCTGGTATTGTTGGTTATGACACAGACGCTGATGGCGCTGGTGTTGGTAACTTCGTAGATATTAACGCTGCTGGTACCTTTGGTGCTGCTGCCACTTCTGCATCCGATCAGCGTAAATTGTTTGACGCTACAGCTATCGGTGCTGCTCGTGGTCAACGTTTGTTCCAAGCCCTCGGTATGGCATTTAAGGACTATGAGCCAGACTTCATGTACATGATCACTTCACCAGAAGTGTTGGCTGAACTCCGTGCTGCTAACTTGGTTGATGTCACAACTGTTACCGATGGTAACTTGACATTCCAAACCGTATTCGGTGGTAAGTTCCGTTTGATCTTGAGCCGTGTTGCTCAAGGTGACTTGTCCGCTTCTGCTAACGTGAATGATCGTTCTACAAAGACTACATTCATTTGCAAGCCAGGTGCTATCAGCTTTACAAACATTGCTGTTCCTACACCTGTTGAAGTTGATCGTTCAGCTGCTTCTTACACTGGTGGTGGTTCTACCGCTATCTGGTATCGTTATGGTTTCGTTGTACACCCAATGGGTTACGACTGGGCTGGCGCTACCAATGCCTTCGCTAGCAACGCTAATTATGCCACTGCTGGTTCATGGGCACGTAAGATGAGCGCATTGAACTTAGGTATCTTGCCTATTCTCCACGCTTAATCCATTAGGAGGAACTGATGGCACTAGTCCTAGGTACAAACACATATGTAACTATGGTCGAAGCTGAAGCATACTTTGATACCCGTATTGATGCGGGTGCATGGATAAATGCTCAGGATGATGACCAAGAGTCCGCATTAGTGACTGCAACTCTTTTACTTGATGAAAATCAATTTATTGGTGTTGCTGTCAGTTCCACACAGAGTCTTGCGTGGCCTCGTAAAGGGGCCTCAACTTTTGATCCTAGATTAGGGCAAAGTATTACTTATGGTGAATCTGAAATTCCAAAAAGAATGAAACAAGCTGTTTTAGAAATGGCTCATCATTTATTGTCTAATGAAAATTTGTTAGATAATAAATCTCAAAACTTTGAAGAAATTTCTATTGGTACGATTACATTGAAAGATAGTAATAACGACACAACTAGAACTCCAACAGTTCCTAGTCTTGTTAAAAAGTACTTGAAACCACTTTTAGTAAATCAAGGTTCTACTCAATGGTGGAGGGCAAACTAAATGTCCCTCAAATCAAAAGTACAAGGATCCGTAGATACTGCCTTTGAAAAATTAAAAGATCTATCTGTATCTGTTACTTTTGACAATAAAATCGTTAGTGGATTTAGCTTTAGTTCTGGCTCAATCGTTAAAACAGATGAGACTTATACAACCTTTGGTTTTTTAAGTACATCTAAAACTTTTGAGGCTGGCATACCTGTAACAACAACCTCGCTTACAATTAAAAATGATAAAACAATTAACTTCAGTCGTTACTCCCGGGTAACAATTGATTCCGTTCAATACGGTTGTAATATTATTTCGAAAGATGAGTTTATTGTTGTACTCTCTTTAGCGGGAGTTTAACATGTATAATAAACTAAGAAACGACATCTATGGAGTATTTGCTTCAGCACCTTGGATTGCTACGACATATAAAACATACCCTGATAATTACAGTGGAGCTATTGATAGTTCTACTTCATTTATTAGAGTATCTATATTACCTGGTAATTCAACAGTTGATGCTCATGGTCTTAAGAAGAAATTCTCTGGAATGCTAATTCTTTCGATTTTTGTTAAAGCAGGAAATGGTGATACTGAACTATTCAATATTGCTGATTCAATAGACTCATTTTTCCAAGGAAAGACTTTGGCAAATGGAACCCAATTTGGCACAAGCACTTTAGTAAAGCTTGGCCTTGATCCCGCAGATAAATCTCTTTATCGTGGTGATTATTCAATAAATTTTAAAGCTTATGGAGATTAAATAACATGGCACACATTACCTCAATTGGCGCTGGTATCTTTTCTGCTCTCGCAGTTAATACTACCGCTATCACAAATATTACTTCTGCTGATACGCTATCAGAATTAGTAGCATTATTCGCTGATGACACAGCATTCAAGGAAATTAAGAACGTACGTGAGTTCCCACAAATTGGTACTCCCGCTAACATTGTTAACGTTCCTGTTTATGGTTCATCAACATCACAACAAATCCAAGGTCAAGCTGACGCTCCTAACCTCGAACTCACGATTAACTACGTGCCTTCCGAGTGGGATCCTACAACTGTAGGTGGTCTAGGCGCTAAAGTCGGTGACGGTAAGCAATATGCTTTCCAGTTCTCCCTCTTGAACTCTAAGCCAGCTAGTCTTGAGACTAACGCATTGGGTCTAGGTGCTTCTGCTAACTCTAACTTCTACTTCGTTGGTAAGTTGGAAGCTTTGTTAGTAAGCCCACAGTTGACAGACGCTAACCAAGCAACTTTGACTTTGTCTGTACAAAGCCAGTTCTACGGTCCAGCAACTGTAAACGCATCCTAATGGATTAGGGGATTAATTTCCCCTTTTTACCAGGGGACGCTAAAGAGAGATCTGAGGCCTCCCCTAGGTAGTATTATATAGTATTTAAGGATAATTATGGTTGATAATAAAGAAGATAAACCACCATTCAGCAAGTCTTTTGTTATGAAGACTACATTCCGTCATATGAGACGTAGTGTTGATATTAGTATTCGTAAATCATTTGAAAGATTTCAAGATTTCGATAAAAACAGTGAAGTAGGTAAAGAGATTATGGAAACATTATCTGTACTGCATACGGTACGTAAAGTACTAGATGACTTCCAAGAAAATAACAAACATCTGTTTAGTGATAGTAAGTAAAAGTAAGGAATAAATTATGAGCATGAAAAAATTAGTTGGTAAATCAATGACCAAAAAGACCAAATTTCTTGGTGAAGAAATTGTAATTAAAAAGCTATCAGTAGCTCAAGTAATGGAGTTACAATCAAAGTTTAAAGAAACTGAAAATAGCGAGGATAACTCAATGGAGATCCTAAAGACTGTAATTAGACAATCTACCGAAGACGGAGATCAACTCTCAGACGAAGAGTTCAATGAATTCCCTGTAGAAGAACTTTCTAATTTATCAGCAGAAATTCTTAAATTCTCTGGTTTGGGAAACGTGGAGAAACCAGCCAAAGGAAATTAACAAATGATGAAATGGAGCTATATGAAATTGCATATAGGCTCCATATACCGTTATCATTTGTATTAGAGATGGAGTATACTGAACTACTAGGCTGGGTAGAGTACTTCAGTGCAAGACCAATTGGTTATAGTGAAGATTATCGTACTTATCTACTTCTCTCTGCCCAAGGGGTTAAAGAGAAACCAGAAAAGATTTTCTCATCTATTGCTGCATTAAAACGTATCAACGATGAGATGGATGAGAAAGAACGTATAAAGAATTCATTGCAGAATTCTGGATTACTATCTAAGCTTATCTCTTCAGCAAAACAAAATAATATAGAATGGAATCCATTATGAAATTTAATATTTCACTAAATGGTGTCAAAAATCTATTAAGCAAGATATCAGAAGAATATAATAAACTGGTCGAATCAGAAGCAGAGAGTAGTAAACGAGAATTACTCTCTACTTTAATAGCAAGAACACCTATTGACACAGGATATGCTAGAAGCCGTTGGATGGCCTCTAATACACAAGATAATGCCGTAACGAGTTATAAGGTAGCACGAAGCTTATATTTAAAAGATGTAAGCTTTGTGTTAATCAATGATGCACCTTATATTAAGTACTTAAATAACGGTTATTCAAAACAAGCCCCTGCTTTCTTTATTGAACAAACAATATTGAGTAGGGGCTATAAAATCAACAAAATTGTTATTACTTAATATGAGGTAAAAAATGTCAGATATACAATTTAAAGTGTCGTCTGACTCAAGACAGGCACAACAAGATTTAGGTCAGTTAACAAAAGCTGTATCTAATATCGAAAAATCAACTAAATCAGTAAGTAGCAGTATTACTTCAATGGTCTCTGCTTTGGCAGGTGCTATTGCCGCTGCTGGCGGTATTACTTTAGTTAAATCTTCTGCAGACGCATATTCTAATTTAAATAACAAATTAAAATTAGTAACTGAAACACTAGCAGAAACAATACAAGTACAAAAAGAACTAGTTGTTATTTCTCAAAGATCTAGAACTAGTCTTGAATCAGTAGGCTCTGTTTATTCAAGCCTAGCTCGATCACTCAAAAAGCCACAAGCTGAAATTCTTAAAATCACCGAATTGATTCAGAAGGCTGGATCCATCGGTGGAAGTTCACCCGATTCTTTAAAGGCTGCAATTGTACAGTTGAATCAAGGTTTATCTTCGGGAGTTCTACGTGGTGAAGAATTAAACTCAGTACTTGAACAAGCACCTAGATTAGCAAGGGCAATTGCTGATGGTCTTGGTGTTGGAATTGGACAATTAAGAAAATTAGGTGAAGCTGGTAAAATAACCACTGAGTCTATTTTTAGAGCTTTGAATAGTCAGGCCCAAGTTATTGAGGATGAATTTAATAGAACAGAGCTAACTATAAGTCAGGCTGTTTTAAGGATAAAGGACGCTATTACCTTCAACCTAGGAAGGGCATTTGTCGATAGCGGATTAGCTGCAAGAGTATCTACCCTTATTGTAGATATCTCCAAAGCAATTGAAGCAAAGTCTGGATCTCTTGCTGTAAGGTTAAGAATCTTTCTTACAAATTTTGAGATCTTAAAGCTAAGAATTTCAATTATCTTTAATGCTATTTTTATAAATGTAACTAATATTATAGAAAGACTTATTGCCTATTTTAATAAGGCAAAACAAAATGGTTTTGGAATATCAGGTATTATTGAAACATTTAAGTCATTTACTTTTAGTAAAGTAATAGCCTCAATTGAGTCTGGTTTTAATTTATTGCTAGAATCACTAAAGAATAAATTTAATGAAATTTACAAATTTATTGTTAACGGCTTTAATTCTTTTGTATCTAAAATAAAATTAAGTCTTGCAAATATTTTAAATGATCTTATTGATTTATCTGCAAAAGCAATCACTTCAATAAAGGAAGTCATTACTCAAGCCATAAATGTATTTGATTCTATTTCTTTTGTAGATATCTTTAATGACTTAACCAATAAGTTTAAAGATTGGGGTACTACTATAAGCAATGTGCTATCTAATATCTTTACTTCTGCATACGATAAAATCGTTGATATCGTTAATAGAATTAGAGGGAAAATTGGCAACTCTTCTCAAAATGCCTTAATTCCATTTTCTTCAGGTCCAAACAATTTTAGTGAAGAAAAAAGAAGGAAAAACGAAGAGAACTACGATTCACTGCAGATATATAGGCAGGATAAAGAAAAAGCTCTTAAAGATTTAGAGGTCTTAAATTCAGCAGGACGGTCTAGATTCCCTCAACTTGAAGAGGCTAGACAAAGAAGAATTAAAAATTTAGAAAGAGAAGTAAGGGTATTAACAAGGAATATTGAGATCCTTGAAGAGGAAACAGGTAATTCTGAGTTTCATGCACCACAGTATCGTAAATCAACTATTGGTGGTAAAATAATTGATCAGAATGGGGAAAGAGATAAAACTCCAGACGAAATTGCGCAAGACCGAATAGACGGTAGACGTAGACTTAATTTTGACTTTGGTGATCTTGCATTTACAGCTTTACAAGGCGTAGCCGCTGGTTTAATTGCAAAGAAGTTAATTGCTGGTTTAATCCCTGTTCTTTCACCTATTGCTTCATTAGCCCCTGTTGTTGGACTGTTAACAAGGTCAGCCAGTATTCTAACACCTGATTATTTAGTTCTCTCACTCAAAATTGGATTTGCTAAAGCATTTGCATTATTTAAGTTACAGGCTTTAAGAAACATTGGAGGAAGTGAAGATTCCTTTATGGGCAGTAACTCTGGAATTTCTAGGTTGGATTCCTTAATTGATATTACAAGGGAGAAATTCAATTTACTTATTCAATCCTTTTCAGACTTTGTTGGTTTTGGAGATAGCATAGCTAATGGTATAAGGGCAGTGGTAAACACTTTACTAACACTAGTTCAATACAGTGGTGTTGGTGGAACTATAAGCAGCTTCACTGATCAATCTAAATTAGGGAGTAAGTTACAAGAGTCTATTAAATTTGCTTTTAATACTCTCACACCAAGTAATCTTGATGGTTTCTATGATGCATTAAACTTAATATTACTAGGTACTTTAACCTTATTTAACAAAAACCTACAATCTATTTTCTTTAAAGCTGCCTTAGTAGGTTTAGCAATTAAAATACAACCAATCCTCGATACTGAAAGATTTAAGAATCTAACGGCTGGTTTAGGACAAAGTATTGGTAGGGCCTTAAACAAAGCAGTTAATAATAAGCAAGGTGAAACCGACATTAAGAAATTAATTAATGATCGTATAGCCTTGTTAGCGCAATTCGGTAATAATATCAACAAGGAAATATTCCCACAAGGTCAGTTTGATGCCGAAAGCAATAAACAAAAAGCAGCAAGGAAAGAGGCTGAAATTCTTGTTAGGGAAAGAGATGCAGCTCTAGAAGCATTAGTAGTAAATAAAGATGGCAATCGTTATCTAAGAGATGCCAAAGATCTAGAAGTATACAATAAGATCATTGATGAATACCAAGTAAGGTTAGATAAACTTTATAAGGTAATTAACTCTGGTAGTAAGAATGCTGGAAAAGGATTATTGACAGGTATTACTGTTCTTGGTCTGGGTGCAGCAGTTGCTACTGGTAATCTTCAAGCATTAATCTCAAAATTATTAGAGTACGGTAAGATACTTGCTACTTCTGATCTTGCTCAAAAGTTTGTTTTATTTGGTGGAAGCTCATTGAAAGAAGAACTTGCCGCAATTAGCAAAGTTAAAGATGCTAGATCAGCCGCTATTAAATCAGAAATTGCTGCATTGAAAGAATTAGAAATTGCTAGAGCAGCAATGGAGAGAAATGAACTTAGAAGAAACCTTACAGGTATTTCTCAATCTGAAAAACAGTATAGAGATAAAAGAGCGCTAGAGCTTAAAGATCAACAACAAGCCGCTGCAGATCGAGCTGCATTAATTTCTAAGCAAGCAAGAGATGCAGAGAAAAATGCACAATCTACTAGTGCTGGCGCATTAATAGGAAAGACTATTGGTGGCGCTATTGGTTTTGGTATTGGTTCTTTTGCTGGAACTAAGATCTCGGATATATTAGTCGAAAGATTTAATATTAAGGGTGAAATGTATCAACTAGGTGTAACACTAGGTATTTCTCTTACTGCTGGATTCTTAGCAAGCGCATTTGTAGGTAATATAGGTGCTATTCTTGCAGCTAGACTACTTCCTGCTTTGGCCTTGCTTGGCCCAACATTAGCAGGAGCAGTATTGGGTGGATTTGCAGCATTTAGCCTCTCTAAAAAGATAGCAGATACTTTAAATATAGATACTGATACTACAGGTTATAAAGTACTTGAATGGGTATCCTTTATAGGCTTAACACTTACAGCCGCTGTTGCTGCAACCGCATTATACGCAAAGACAACAACAGCTATTGCAACTGCCGTATCTGGTGCATTAAGTAAGGGTCTATTATATTCTGTAGCTTATTCTGCAGGTTCTTTTGTAGCATGGGCAGCAGCTACTTCTGGTGCATTAGTTGCAGCCTTGAGGGGCGCACTAGTTGCATCTGCCGTATGGGTAAGAGTCCAGGGTGCAGTATTAGCTTTAATATTTCCTACAGCTGGAGCTGTTCTAACTAGAGTAGGTATCATGTTGGGTACAATTGCTGCTGGTCTAACTGGTGGAGCAATTGCCGCAGCGTTAGCCGCCTTCCTAGCAGTTGGAGGTTTATTATATTATATCTTTGGTGGGGAAACCGAGTTTAAGGCAAAGGTAGATGAATACTTGGGCTACTTAAAATCTTGGTTATCTACTCTAGCTGAGTTATGGGGCAAAGCATTTAAAATACCTGATACACCAACTGGACCAGCCACTACTGGTAAAGCATTTAGAGGCTCTGGACTCATAGAAGGTGATATTTTAGGTTTAACTTCTTCAACTGCAGTACCTCAGCTTAAAAATGCAGCTAGAGAAACTACTGATAGTGTTAAGACATTAGTTAAAGAAAACTCTAAACAAAACGATAATATCCAAAAATCAGTGGACGATGGTTCTAAGGGTGTTATGGCAACGCTTAAAGAACTTTGGGGTGGTGAGGCTAGAGGAGCTGCAAAGACAGCTACGAATATGCCTAGATCTACTGAACTACCTGATTATGTACAGGCCTTAGATAGTCCAGAGTTTAAAACGTTTGCCGCTAGAATAATGGTTGCTGAAGGTACAGCAAGTTATGATAAAGATCCGTTTAGAACAATGTTTGGTGGAAAGCAGATAGAAGGTAGTTTAACCGATCACCCTAGACAGGCGATGCGATTTAAAGAGAAAGATGGCAAGTGGAATGAAACCACTGCAGCTGGAGCTTTTCAATTTATTGCACCTACTTGGGATAGGTTAAAGACCAAGGGTAATTTACCTGATTTTAGTCCTGAAAGCCAGCTAACTGCATTTTCATTATTATTGAAAGACGTTGGTGCTTTAGATAAAGTCTTGGCAGGTAAACATGATGAAGCTATGGAACTCCTTGGAGGTCAATTTGCTTCTTTACCATCAAGTCAATATAAAGATAAGCAACCGTCAAAAACTCTTCCACAATGGAATGCAACTTTAAATAATTCCTTTGTAAAGAACTTTAGGAGTCAAGATATCCTTGGCGGAGAAGTGTCTAAAAACTTTGAAGCAGTAGCCGCAGAAGCAAGAAGAAAAGCGGATGCAATGGGTACTGGATTAAAAGATAGCACTGGACCAATGTTTGGTAAACTTAAAAATGCCATAAAAGCACCTATTGATAATTTTATCGATAAGAGTCTTGGTGTTGGTGAGTTTATTACAAACTATTCCTTATCTACTAGTAACTCCATAAGAAGAAAGTATAATGAAGGAATTAGATCAACGGAAGACTTCCTTAGTAAAGGTATATACTCCTTAAAGGGTGGTGCAAATCAATTTGGTGTTTCCTTATCTAAAACTGCGGATGAATTAGAGAAGAGCATTAGTAGATTACCAAGTGAGTACCTTGGAGATATCTTATCAAACTTCCAGCAACTGACTGCAATAACTAATGATGTTTCAGGTAATCTAAAAACCTTAGGTTATGATGTCTCTGGCATTGATTTTGATAAAATACCACTAGAGGAAATTAATAACTTTGCTAGCCTTATAGAAGCTACAAACAGAGTAGGTAGAGCATATAATGATGCTAGGAGAGATGAAAGTCAGCAGGATAAATTACCAGGTCTAAACAGGGAATTAATCCTTAACCGTGAGATGTTAAGAACCCGAGTTAATGCTTTACAGCCTAGAGCTACAAATCCATTTGCTCCTCCCGAACTATATGCTGGTTCAGCAGAATGGGGTGTTAAAACAGCAGAAGAGATTACTGGTAGTATTAGCGAAGGTTTAAGCTCAGTATTAAAAGGTAAAACAAGTTTCAAAGAGTTTGGTAAGTCTTTACTAGATAAAATTACAGGCTCTATTGTAGACAGTTTTACAAAATCTCTTGTAGAATCCTTCATGAGTACTAGTACGCTAAATAAAGCATTTAGCACTATGTTTGCAGATGTATTTAATTTAGGTGGAGCTACCGGAACTTCAGGCGGTAATAGAGTTGCCGCTTATGGTGCTAGTTTAGAAGATATGCGGATTAGCCGTATTATAAATGAAGCTGCAAGATCAGGTCCCGACTACTCTATTGGAGGTGTAACTATTGAAGATACCCTACGTGATATGGGTATGGATATGACAGGCTTCACAATGCCTGAGCCATTTGGAACAGTTAACACAGGTCCACTCTCAGAACTAACTGATATGTTTGGTAGCATATTTGGGGATCAGGGTAGCTCACCCCTTAAGCCATTATACGTAAGAACTGTAGATGCTCTTGCTGAAAAGGCTGGTGGATTATTTAAGCAAGATGGTATTTTCTCTGGAATCAAAGATTTCTTTGGTGGATTAGGAACTAAGCTATCTACTGCATTCTCTGGTATTTCTTCTTTATTCGGTGGATTCTTTGCTGAAGGTGGAATGGTACCTGGTATTGGCAGTGGGGCTGTACCTATTGTAGCGCATGCAGGTGAGGTTATTTTAAATGAAGCTCAACAAGCTCGTGTGGCTTCTGCTATGACCAATAGTCAACAAGTAGTCAATGTAAATATTACAGGCGATATTAGTCGTCAAACAAAATCGGAAATTTATAGAATGCTCCCGTCTATTGCTGAGGGGGTTAACTCCCACAATAGAGAGAAAGGATTAAGGTAAAATTATGTATGGTATCTATGAAAATGGAGAGGTGATTGCAAGATTCACGACACCGTTAACAATCAAAAGCAATCAGCCAGTCTTCGTTTCAGATACCCTATCACTAAAACGATTTATTAGCCGTAGGAGTGCTCAACGTTGGGAAATCGACGCTGGCCTTGAGCCTCTTACGACTGATGCTC